TTTTCAACCTCCAGCTGCCGGCGGTCGATTTCGATTTGCTGGAGACGCTGCGCGAATTCGCTATCCGCCAGGCCAAGCCGCTTCATTACCGCTTCGAACATTCGCTCACGGCTGATAGTGGTTATCTCGACGCCATTCTTGCCGATCTTTACGCCGGAGTAAGCGAGCCGTGAGACTTGAGGGAGTTTCCGGGTGTCCGGGAAGTAAGGCTGGCCAATACCATCGCCGTTGCAGCGCGGGCATTCAGGGTTGGGCTCTCTGTTGTGGTCATAGCCGTAACCACCGGAATCTTCAGGTTCACGTCTGTCACGTTCAACAGCCTCGAGCCTCTTCTCTTCGAACTCAACTGCATCGCGCCACTGGTAGTGATGACCGAAGCCCCAGCAGTAACGACAAGCTCCGCGGCGATACTGCGAAAGCTGGTTTGCATCGAAGGTAGCGAGTTGCCACATCTGCGCAAGAACCTCATCGGCACTGCCAAGCGTGCGCAAAATGGACGCTTTTTGCTGCTGCGCAATTGCCTGCGCAACGTTAGGATTCGCTATGAGCTGGCGACCGTAGTTTGGGTCACTATAACCAGCACGCGCAGCGGCGCCTGTGGCGTTATTGTCCTTCAGGTACTCAGCAATGAAGCGCTTTACCTTCGCGCTAAGCTTTATCTCCACCAGCTCATCTGCGCTTTTATCTTTCTGCGCAGTGCGCACTATCTTTCGCGGGTAAATTTTTGTATTTTGCGCAGTAGCTTTCTTGATATAGCGGCGAGCAGTTACATAATTAAGGTTATGTGCCTCGCACCATTCCTTAGGGGATATGCCAGTAGCAGCGTGATCAGACAGGAACCGCTTCTGCAGCTCGCCCCAGTCCGGCTTAGCCATTGTCACCTCTAAATTGAATGAATTTTAGACTTCACTCACAGCTTCATTATTTGAAGCAACGAAGTATTTTTTCTCAAATAAATCTTGAAATGAGGATTTAAGCTCATGAAATATGTATAACTACGATGACGTACAGAAAATCAAGGCCAATCTCGAGTGGATAGTGCATCAAGCCTCTGCACGGACTCTTCTGCACACTGAGCATGACCAAATAGTCATTTCTGATCTAATGGAACTCATCCAGACATATGAAGCTCTTCTTGACCTCGTAAGCAAATTTGGTGCATCTGTCTTAAATTCGGAAATCATAGCGGGTCTAACAATCACAGAGGAATTCATTGCTAAAGTTAAGCGAAACGAGGGTGCGATGTGAGCGGCCAACACACTGAGTGGCGATTGATTTGTGTTTTGAAGCTTCAAACTGGTGGATTACAGTTTGAAGCATGGGTTATTTAATTGCCGTACAGTCGATTGAAAAGCGCATTTTTCATCGCATCTGAATCAATCTGATCCAGGTTTAACCAGGTCAATGTCTCTTGGTTCTTTTCTGCATTGAAATCAGAAAACACACCATGGATATCACCGTTATCAGGTGAGTAGAGAACAGCAATATTCTGTTCTGGACAACTATGAGGTTTACACCCTGACAGCGCAATATACTTTTTGCCCGCAACTGTAACTTCGGTTGATGGTGTGCTTGTGCCACCACTTTTTACCCATTCAGGTAATTTGTTTTTACTAATAAGCTGGGAGTAGCTTTTAGAGGTGCTTTTTGCACTGGCGAAGTCAGAGAGATACTGCCCCTCGTCAGCAACAGCACTGAACGAAACCAAAGCTATAGCAGCGATAATCACTTTAACCTTCATGTTATTCCTCGTTCCATAAAAACACTTCAACTCTATACCTTTGCCGTCGCTATGTCAGCCTTATGGATAATCAGAGTATTTAATGATACTGCCCAGCACAAATGGTTAGGTAAGGATTATCTTAATCACTAGCGCTTATGCTTGTTGATTACTGGCTAACTGCCAAGCTCTTCAAGACTCTGATGAGGAGATTGCCAACTCCAGGGAACCATCGATAAAAAAGAGCAAGTAAAACTGAGACTCCTCTTGCCCTCCTGGTTGGGGGGCATTTTTTATCACTTATTCGCGATAAGTATTACCCAGCCTACCAGTTGATGACCTGCGGTTCGTATAGATGTGGTGCCGGGTGCCTCCCGGTGAGCCTTTTGGTTAACCAACCATGACCCGCTTGCTTCAGAAATTCACGATGCCCTCATGAAGAAGAGTCGTCAGGTTAATTAGCCCCGCCGCTGAGGGGGATTCACCACGGTCTAACTGTAACACATGAATGCCGATCGAGTGCGGAGTTGTGAGACTTTGCTACGGTTAAAGTCCAGAGGAGAGACTGTGTCAGAGCCTCATGGATGAGGTTCTATCTTGTATGGCAGTTCGCCTGCCACGCTTTGTTATGCGTCAAGATGTCGCGCTTTGTCTGCCGATCAAGAACGTCGATGTCGTGATCAGTCAGGTAGATTGGTTTTACCCAGTCACAGGAGGTTTTAACCACCACTGGGATGCTTCCACATTTTACGCTGCTCGCGATAAACGATGCGTAGGTTACCTTTTTGAAGCGCGTTGTATTGAAGCAGGTTGGTAATCCGCCAGGCTGTAGATACAATGGTTTGACATATGTTAAGTCAGGACGACCTGCTCATGATTTTTCTTTATTCTTTTATTGCACTTTCCTCCCTGACAGCATTCATCTTACTATGCTTTTTTGCAATTTATCAGTTTTCTGTTAAGGGTGACGTCAGCTTCTACGTAATGCTCTTCGCTTTGATATTCCTTTGCGCATCATTTTTCGGAGCGGTGGGTTTTACTTACACAAAATTAAAAGATGCCGGAACCGTCATAAAAATTATCTAAATATGCTAAGGCCGCATCTCAAATAAATGTAGAAAGACCTTATTAAGCCCACCAGCAGCTGAGCTTAGTAATTGCT